TTCGCGGTCCCTGCCTGTTCTGTGAGGTAGAAGAACCGCGTATCCCTGAGCAAAATCTTACACGAAAGGTTTTCGAGACCTTTGTACAAGATTTTTCCCGGTGGAAAAATGGTCTCGCTGAACCCAGCCATTCTACTATTAGACCCAAACAATTTTATTTGTAAATTATAAGGATGGCAGCAAACCGATACGTCGGTATGCTTATGAACTCACGGGAACAGGCGCACATGTTCCACCTGACGACCAACTCCTATGCACAGCACAAAGCCTTGCAAAAGTACTATGAGGGGATCGTTCCGTTGCTAGACGCGTGGGCCGAGGCGTACATGGGCAAGTACGGTCGGCTCAAGCGTATAACAACAAACAAACGGTTTTTGCGCGACCCAAAGAAGGCTCGGGTGTACTTTCGGTCACTCCTAGGGCGTATTCGGCGGCTCAAGCTTCCACGGGGGGATACGTACCTGAAGAATATTCAAGATGAAATTACAGCCCTTATTCGGTCGACATTGTATATGCTCAGTCTCAAATAAAAGGAATTTTGTTTCTAAAATAAATGCGTGTTGTTGTGACGCTCACAACAATTCCTACCCGTGAAGACTCTGTCATCAAGACAATCGAGTCTATACAGAGAGGAACAGTACAGCCCGATATCATATACGTTAACCTTCCAGAGTGGTATCCGAGGTTCAAGTGTGGACCGGACCCCAATTTGAAAACAAAATTGGAAGCCCTTGGAGTCACTGTGAATATTTGCAAGGACTATGGATCCTTGACCAAGCTCGTGCCTATCCTAGACGTGGAGACGGATCCCGAGACCCTCATAGTGGTTCTAGACGATGACGCGTCATACCAGTCGCGAGTCGTAGAGGGTCTTGTGTGTGCACACGAAGAGTTCAAGTGTCCAGTAGGATACTCGGGGATTGCGTATCCGGACACGGCCATAAAACACTTGGGTCGGAACGGGTTTTTACTCTTCCAAGGACATGGAAAAAGTGTGGAAATTCTCGAGTGTGCTTTCGGTGTTCTTTTTCCGCGCAAGTGTCTTGAAGGCTTTCCTGTTCCCGAGCCTATGACTCCCGACTCGGACAAGTGCATGTATCTCACGGACGATTTTATTTTTAGCAAGTTTTTTGACTCGAAAGGAATTCAAAAAAGACTTGTGTGCTTTCCATGGGTTGGTCGTCACGGCGACGACTGGTCAACTATCTGGACTCAAAACGATGGGTCCCAGACGCACTCACTTTCGAGAGACGGAAACCTCGAAAACTATGCAGAGGCAAACTTGAAGTTAAAAAACACGGATTTCTCTCTGAAAAAACAACAAGTAGGAAAATGGACCATAAGTTACATCGAAGACGACGAGTACATCGGTCCGTGGCTCACTCGTGGAATAGAATGGGAAAATTGGATGCGTCAAGATGTTGCGCATTTTTACAAACTGGGGACAGATATTCTGGATATTGGTGGAAACATAGGGTGTAACGCACTTATGTTCTCCGATTATGGGCCGGTCCATACATTTGAGCCCCTGTTTCATACCATCATACAACGGAACATAGAACAGAACCAGCTCGTGCACGAAATAAAGGTTTACCCATTTGGCCTCTCTTCGGTGCCCTCGGACCAGAACATATACTTTCCAAAAACTCGTAACGGTCTTCGGAACTATGGGTGCTGCTCCTTGCAACCAAACTTTGATAGTGATCACTCGAACACGTGTGTGACCGTGCATCTTGAGAGGCTTGATGACGTGTATAGTGGTACGCCGAGTGTCGTGAAAATTGACGTGGAGGGGCACGAGATTGACGTTCTTCGGGGGGCTGAAAAGACTCTACGAACCCACAAACCAGCTCTCATCGTGGAGATTCATGATACAACAAAGAGTCTCGTACCGGCGTTTCTTTCCAGTATAGGATACACTCAAATGATTCCAAGAATTCATTCAAACTACTTGTTTTTTTAAAGATAGAGTGAATATTGTATGTAATGACACGTATATATGTAATACACTGCCCTGCATACTGTCCCGAGAGGCGACCAATTATAGAGAAAAATTTAAAGTCTCGTGGGTTTGAAGATATTGTTTGGGTTACGGGGTATCCTGCAAGTCATCCTTTCGTGCAATGGATGCATCACCGTCTTGGCCGATACCTCAACTATGGAAGTATATCGGGTCTTGTCAAACATTTAGAAGCAATGAAAATGTTCGTCGAGGACCCAAATGCACCGGACGGTGCAATATTCTGCGACGACGATTCTTTGTTTGTTAAAAACTGGAAAGATGCGATTGATCAAATACCACCTAACTTCCCATACGTGAATCTCTCCGTCGGTGTCAACTTCCACTTTTTACCGGACGCAAAGCCGCGTCAAATAGTACATAACAATGGTGGATGTGACGCCATGTGGAAATCAAAAGACTTTTGCAAATTTGTACTTGCAAATGTAGATGCGCGTATGGGAATGGACCACGTGTACTTTGGTATGATGACACATCTAGGTTACCCGACTATATGTATACCTGTCGTACAACAGACGTCCTTGTTGACGGGCAAGGCGGCAACTCCGCATGACAATGATTGTGTAAAATATCAAGATTGGAACTACTTTGTAAGGAACTTTAAGCCAACGGGCATTTCTTATGAAGACTTGTGGAATGAAAGTAACCTTGCTCGGGACAACGCTTGATGTCCCAGATGGAGTTCCTCAAAACCCTGAATCTGTTCCAGAGTTTGTGAAGCTAAAAAACCTCCTCGAAGAAGAGTTTTTCAATTATTTCGACCATAGAATCGAGATTACAAATTGGGAGTATGTGTTTACACGCGCACTTGCTCATCGGGCTTAAATAAGGAAAAACTTGGCGTATTTTGTAATGAAATACCATGACTTAACACTCCGAGATGGAAGTCATGCGATTTCACATAAACTGTCTCTAGAAACTATAGAGAAACACTGCAAGTTTGCCGAAACGGCCGGAATTGAAGTTGTCGAGGTAGGTCACGGAAACGGACTAGGAGCTTCGTCTATTATTATCGGTGAATCGCTCATGACCGATCTTGACATGATTCAGACTGCCCGACGTCATCTCAAAAAGACGAAGATATCAGTTCACATTATTCCGGGCGTCGCGACGATTAAACGTGATATTGAACCTGTACTCGATCTTGTTGATATTTTCAGGGTTGCGAGTCATTGCACGGAGGCCACTATGACAAAGACGCACATAGAGTACCTGGCCGCCAAAGGAAAGACAGTCTATGGAGTTCTTATGATGGCAGCGCTGAGCTCCCCGACTGTCCTTGTGGAGGAAGCTCTCAAAATGAAATCCTATGGAGCTTCGGCTGTTATTATAATGGACTCATCCGGGTCTTTTTCTCCCGAAGACGTGTCGGAAAGGATAGAAGCCCTGAGTGTGTTGAACATACCTATCGGGTTCCATGGGCACAATAACATGCACCTTGCTGTTGCCAACTCACTTGCAGCGATACGTTCAGGCGCGTCTATTATCGACGTGACCGTCAAGGGGTTTGGGGCGGGGGCTGGAAACACACCACTAGAAGTTATGGAGGCGGTCTATCCAACGAATTTAGATGTTGAATTTATACACAAGTACGCCGACGCATTTCCGTATGACCGTCCCATAACGAAACTTGTGAATATCCTCACTGCAAAATATAAACTTTTCTCGGGGTTTGAAAAGTGTATATTAAGTATGTGTGAAAACTATAACGTACCTCTCGTGAAACTCGTTGATGAAATTTCAAAAAACAACCTTGTCGCAGGTCAAGATGACATCATACGCGTTATTGCTGCACGGTTGGGCGCTTGATGATTTCAGACTTTTTAGAGACGGACTCGCCCATAACACGTTGTACAGTTTCGTAGGGCAAGAGTGGTGACATTTCCTCGAGCGGAGGAGCGAAAAAAGACCCGTCGTCAAGCAGCACACCCTTTACCTTGGGTACAAAATCTTGTTCGGGCGGCATGAAAATTTCACATATGGCGGGCCGATCTGAGTCCATAAACGTCTTGAAATGGCTGTTGAAGTCATCCCAAGACTTGATTCGGAGCCTTTCGTATCCAAAAGCCTCGGCAACTTTCATATAGTCCGGGAGCACTATACCAGTCTCAGCGTTTGCTGCGGTCAAGACCCCGTTGAATAGGAGCTTTTGGGTGTGCTTCATCATGAGGTATCCATCGTTATTGAAAATGATAATTTTGATGTTCAACTTGTGTTGAATAATCGTCTGAAGCTCCTGTAGATTCATCATCATCCCACCGTCACAGTTGAGACACAAGACGGGTTTGTCGGGCGCTGCAATCGCTGCACCAAAGGCGGCCGGAAGTCCGTATCCCATCTCACCGAGACCGTAGGATGAAAACATCTTGGTCCCCTCCTTGAGGCGGATCGTGTTGTGCCCTGAAAGGAGGGCCGTTCCCATGTCCGTCACAATGACGTGGTTTGATGTTAGGTAATCAGATATCTTGTCGATGATTCGGTAAGAGTTTGGAAACTCCTCGTCGGCATGGGCCATTTCCTCGATAAGAGGAAACTCGGTTCGAATCGCCCGACACTCTTGGACCCACTCGTCACGCTCACACCGAACGTCTGCCATTTTCTCTATAAACTTTCCACAATCCGAGAGAACATGAACGTGGGCAAAACTCTTGAACTCAGTTTCATCTATATCGACCATAATGATTTTGGCACATCGTCCAAACTCTTTGAGATCGTAGCCGCTTTGGGGTGTTGAAATACGGCTCCCGAGGACAAGAATCAAATCAGCCTTTTGGAATATGAAGTTTGAACTCCTTTGGGCGTAAATTCCCGCACAGCCGAAGAACAGAGGGTGGTCGTGTCCCAGAATATCGATTCCGGACCAAGAGGCAATGACGGGGACTTTCACTCGGTCGAGCAGAGACTTGAACGCCTCTACTGAATTTGAAAGCTTAATTCCGTGACCTGCGAGAATGATGGGACGCTTGGCCTCGCCAAGCATCTGAATCACGTGAGAAATATCAGACGAGATGTCGGAAGGTGTGTACGTTCGCCAAGGCGTTAGGGGTACGGTCTTTGACTGGATATCCACGGGGATGTCGAGCCATACAGGACCGGGACGGCGGCCCATACATGCCGAGTACGCACTTTCTAGATCATCGTGAAGGGTGTCAGCACTCAGCACAAGTTTAGCGTATTTTGTAATTTTAGACACCATCGACACTACATCAAATCCCTGAATTCCATACATACGGCGATGATAATGCGCGTTCACGCAGTGCGACGCTTCTTGACCTGAAAAGATGATCGTGGGAATAGAGTCGGCCCATAGACTCGTGACCCCGGTTATCGTATTTGTCACACCACCTCCCGATGTGATTGTCACGGCCGCAAGCTTTCCACACGTCTGGTAGTACGCCCCAGCAGCTTGAACGGCTGCTTGTTCGTTGTGTACATTATAAATCTTTAGACCCGCCTTTGAAAAAGACTGATACAGGCGCGAGTTTGCACCTCCTATGATACCAAAAACTACTTCAATATTTTTTGACACCAGGAAAGAGGCGACTGCGTCACATGCAGGTACAGAACCCATGCGTTATACGCTAAAAAACTCTTTATTTATTTTGTTCATAATTTCGATAGCGGCACAGTTTATGACGTCTAGGTTCCCGGCATAGTCGGAAAAATAATCACCCGAACTCGTTATTTTTACGGAAACCATGGCGACACCGGGAGAAATAAACCCAGGAGGGACAGCTACGTTATAGTTGGGTATGTATGTTCGTATACGCGACAAAAATTCATCAAACTCCGTAAACTCTTTGGCATCAGTCTTTACAAAAATAGTCGTTTGCATAACTATTTTTGAAGGATTGACGGTCAAAATAACTTTGCACTCTGGGATATTTACAAGGGTCCGAATGGCATTTTCAGTCGTTTCTATATACTTGTCGACGTTGATACGGGTCGCCATTCCTGCACTCTGTGAAGAAATCTGTGTCACGACTTCCGCGTAAGTAATCTTACCAAATGACGCCAAGTAACTGAGCATAGGTACAGAGACTTGCCCCCCGCACGTGATCATGTTCACGTTCTTCACATCCGACAGGCAACAGCAATTGATGTTCGGTACACACATCTGTCCAATTTTAGAAGGTGTCATGTCTATGACGCGGATACCCTGGTGTTGGAATATGGATGCGTTTGTCGCCGCCGTGAGGGCGTCTGTACAGTCAAACACGAGGTCGCAACACTTTGGGTTCTCTATAAAGTAGTCTATACCATTGTCTCTGTAATTTACACCGGGTGGTAAGGGTTTTGTCGAAGTACGCCGTCCAACAAATGCAACGAGTTCAACGTCCTTTATTTTCAAAATTTTTAGTAAAAGATCAGTACCTATGTTCCCTGTACCTATAATTGACACCCTCATATCTAATAAAGTAGATTCACTTTTAACTAATCCGAACGGCCGCATTCGATGCGCCAGTTAGGCCAGTCGGCAAGGTCTTCGTCTGTGATGCGCCGAGTCTTGCGAATTTCGTAGAGTTTTGCCATTTTTTCATTCACAACTTGCCCTGGTGCAGGGAAGTATACGGCGTTGCGTCGAACGTTTTCCAAAGACTCTTGGGTCGGATCTGACATGTAGTAAATGCCAAGTGCTTTGCGATACACTCCTTCCGGGCATTTTATAGCCTCTGGAAATCCGTGATACGTCATCCCATTTGTTTTGAAAATTACAGCCGTGTTCCACAAACCGTGATTGATTGCCTTGCACTCTGTAAGCATACTATCCCAAATTTTCAACTGTCCACCCCATTCCGGCTTCCAATTCTTTGACATGTAAATCAGTATACTCACACGCCGTTCTTTTTTTGAAATTGGATGAATGTTATAGTCGAGGTGAATACCTGACATCCCATTCCGTGGATACGCGTGAAGTCCACCCGCGTTCAGGTGAGGGTCCGGTTCCAGGTTGGGTATTCTCGATATTTTGGACATGTACCCTAGACACTCGTCGGAGTACAAAGAATCTATCGTCGACTTTACAAAGTCTCCTTCATTAAACTTATTAAATAGGTATTTGCCCTCGAACGGGTTGTCGTACTTGTACCACGTCTCGTCAGGATCCGGAATATTTTTACCAAGAATTTCGGCATATTCTTCAGTGAAAAAATTAGGTATAACGAGGTGCTCATATGGTTTTGCGTTTATGTATTCTTCTGATAACCGATCTATATCAGCCGTCCAAGACCCAAACATATTATACTAAAATACTTTTCTTTTAACACCATTCGGCGTGATCCAACGTCCATTCGACAAACTCTTTTACTCTGTCGTCAAACGAACGTTCGGGGTGCCATCCAAGTTCCAACAGACGGTGAGGAGGAGCATTATGAGACACGTTACGCCCTTGTATGTTTTCGTACCCAAGTTCATACTCAAAGGTGGTGTTCAGACAATTTGCAATTTTACTTATAAATTCGAGATTCGTCATGCACTCTTGACCACTGACGTTGTACACACCCCCTGGAGGTTGATTTATGATGAATAATATCATGTCTGCAACGTCGACCGATGAACACCAGTTTCTTCGAGCTAGATCCCCCTTGAAACAGTGTATGATGAACTTTTCTTTCCGAAGAAGCTTGTTTAGGGCTACCGTTGGTAAGCGACTTTGTTGTGACCTGGGCCCGAACACGTCACTCAGACGGGCGACCGAGCATGGGACGTTATACGAGTGAAGGTACGCCATACACATCTGTTCACACGCAAGTTTCGTTGCGGCGTACATGTTTCTGGCCGTGCAGAGAGTGTCTTCGTGGCATGGCTTTCCATCATTGTCATCATAGACCCCTGTCGAACTAATGAACACAAAGTGTTCAAGTGTTTGTGTTCGAGAAAACTCGAGAATTTTCAACGTTTCTAGGACGTTCGAATCAACCGCCCTGACGGGGTCATCTATACACGCGAGAGTGCTTGGTTCTGCAGCGGCGTGAATAATAATGTCAATTTTGCCTTCAAAATTATAAACAATTCTGTCACTTGGACCGAGTTCGAGTAGGCGGTCCGGAGTTTTTGCTCCTCGAATAGGACACACTATAGTCCAGTTTGTTTTTTCCAAGATACGGGAGACTATACAGTGTCCAACAAACCCCCGAGCCCCTGTCACGAGTACAGTTTTCATATCATATTTAAAGAGTCTATACTTTAAACGTGTATATGTCTTCGTATACCTTTACTCAAAACTGGTTTTACACGTGCGATTTGCACATTGCACTCACGCGCGGACTCCTCGACCCGACCAAGCCCTGGCGTGTCCTCGAGATTGGCTGTCTCGAGGGGTCGGCAACCACGTTTCTGTCTGACACGGTCCTCGATCACCCCGAGTCTCGTATGACGTGTGTGGACCCGTTTGACAGTGATAACCCTACGACCCCACAGGAAAAGGGCGGTGACTATACGAAGAAGGTATTCCTCGACAATATCGCAAAGAGTAAGAACCATTCAAAGATTGAACTCGTAGAGCTGTATTCAAATCAGTTTTACGAGAAGAATGACAAGACGTATAACTTCATTTATATCGACGGAAGTCATCTGGTTGAGGATGTTGCCCTTGACTTTCAGAAGTGCCTTGAGATTCTCGAGCCAGGTGGGATCATGTGGATGGATGACTACCTGTGGGGCGACGGCGTATCCATCCGTGACCGCGTCGATGGCCTCTATGAAGAGAACAAGGACAAGCTCGAAATTATTCACAAGAGGTACCAGATTGGGTTTCGCAGAAAGATTTAAAGGGTAATACCTCTTCACTTCTAATGCGTTATTTGGTGACTGGCGGGGCGGGATTTATTGGAAGCACTCTTGTAAACACATTATCGAAAACCCATCAAGTCGTGGTCATTGATAATCTGTCGACCGGAAACATAGACTATGTTTCTATGAATTCGAACGTTACATTTATTCAAGGCGATATCACGGATTCGAGCGTTTTCGAAAAGGTCGGAAAAGTGGATGGAATATTTCACTTGGCAGCTATGAGTAAAGTTCTCCCTTCGCTCGGAGACCCTAAAATGATTGATTTCTGTACACACCAAAACGTCAATGGAACGATTCAAGTTTTGAAGTTTGCGTTAAGTCATGAGCCTCCAGTGAAGGTTGTGTATAGCGCCTCTTCAACCTGTTATGGTATGAATCCCGTTCCACAGCACGAGGGGCAACTCCCCGATTGTCAAACACCATATGCACTCAGTAAATATTGCGGTGAGCTCTATTGTGAAATGTATTCACGTCTGTATAATGTTCCGACGATTCGGCTCAGATACTTTATGGTCTTTGGGCCAAACGAGCCGGCGACCGGATCGTACGCTATAGTCTCTGGGATATTTCTGAAACGAAAAAGGGAAAATTTGCCTCTTCTCATCCATGGAGATGGCACACAGACTCGAGACTTTGTCCACGTCGAGGATGTTTGTACGGCGAACATTCTCGCAATGGAGTCCCACTTGTACAGTGAGACAATAAACGTAGGAACGGGTCGACGCTTGTCCATCAAGGATCTGGCCAATAGTATTTCGGATAATCAGGTGCACACAGAAAAGCGCCAAGTTGATTTGGAGGCGACCGAGAGTGATAATTCAAAGCTTCAGCGCCTCTTGAACTGGACTCCTCAGATGAAGATAGAGGACTATGTCCAGTCAATCGTGTGAAACCACTTCACTTCATATGGAAAAGAAAACCAATCGTCTTGTATTTGAAAGACAAAGGGTTCGCCGAGAATATAGTGGAGTACAAATTCGAAAAACATAATCATAGGCTGTTCAGCATCCTTGTCTTCGTTTGCCATGATCACAGCGTACCATGTTTCCCAAGCACATTTAGGTACTGCCAATATCCGTTCTTTTGCAACTATAAATTGAGCGCATATTGGTACTATCATTCTGGCACCTTCGGGGACGGGTGGGAACCCAAACTTGTACCAGTATGACTTGAGATACATCCCGGGACATCCTTTCACCGTGATGCCCTCATCGTAAAACATATAGTATCGCATAAAGTTGTTCAAAGGGATGTACCCGTACTTTTCGATGTTTGCTTTTTCGATCACCTCCAAAAGAGGACGGTCGTGATATTGGTGCCACGCCTTTTCGTGTCCGTGAATAAACGCCATATGGTCCGGTAAATTTTCATAGTTTTCAATTATGTACTTGAAAAAGGCACTTGTGTCCTTTCCCCGGTTTGGTATGACGTGTTGCGGAACAAAAGGGGAAGGAGCCGCACCCTCCTTGTCTATGAGGACAACGGGAAACTTGGAATCCTTGAGCCAATTGAGATCTTCGTTCCAGTGACTCGTAACAATAGTCAAAGTCATATTCAAATAAAGTATTTTTTCCTTTAACTTTTAATGAAGGTCGTTATCAGTTTCACGACCATACCTTCCAGATTTGAACATCTCCAAAACGTGGTGACCCGCCTTGAACAGCAGACGTGTCATGAGATCTGGGTTAACATTCCTCGCAGGTATCAACGGTTCCTAGACTGGGACGGGTCTGTCCCTCATCTTTTTGGAACAAAATTGAAGGTGAATAGGGAGTGTGAAGATCTCGGACCGGGAACAAAGGTCCTCGGTCCGGCCCCGCATCTCGACCCCGAGGACCTTATCGTGTACTTGGACGATGACACCAATTATGATCCAAAATTAGTGACCAATCTTTTGAAGTGGTGGAGGACCGACCCAAAAAGTGCTTGGGGTCTTTCGGGATTTCATTTTCAAAATTATTTTGATAAGAGGTACCCAAGGACTCATGGAGTCGCTATGGATGTCCTTGAAGGGTACGGATCTGTACTCGTCAAGGCGGGGTGGATCCAAAACTTGATGTCAGAGTTCAAGGAACTTCGCGAGGAGGCAAAGGCGGCCGATGATGTCATCTTGTCAAACCTCTTGATCAAGCAAGGGGTCGCTCTCAAGACAGTGTGCACACCCGAATGCCACATCGGACAGATTCAGCAGCTCCAGTATGGGTTTGAGCAAGATGCGCTTCATCACCAATTTTCAGGAGGTCATCATGAAAACTATCGCAACGTTCTCAAATCCCTTGAAGATAAGGGAAAGAGTTATTTCAAGTACAAATGCTCGTAGATACATTTATGTTCTACAACGAGTATGATATTCTAGAGCTTCGCCTCGAGGTTCTCGACAGATACGTGGATCGGTTCGTACTTGTCGAGTCTGAAGTAAACCACGTCGGTGGTCCCAAAGAGCTATTTTTCGAGAAGAATAAGGAGCGTTATGCCAAATGGCTTCACAAGATTGAACATATCATCGTCACGGCCGAGGAGTCGCCAAAGGATGAGAACCCATGGTCGCGTGAAAAGTACCAGCGCGAGTGTATTCTCCGGGGAGTTCAGGACGTTCCCGACGGGTCGATCATTATGGTCAGTGACGTGGATGAGATTCCAGATTTGCGTATCGTCCCGTACGAGAAACTGCCTCACGTCTTGAACTCAGTCCATATGTGGATGTTTGAGTACTCGTTGGACTACCTCTTCACGGGTGAGCCATGGTTCGGAACGGTCATCACGACCGCGGAAGTCTTCAAACGGGCCGGACCGAACGCCCTTCGAGACGGACGCTGGAAGTTTCCCGTGATTCAGTGGGCCGGATGGCACTTGAGTAGTTTCGGAAACGCCGAACACGTGTGCAACAAGATGCACACTTTTGCACACGCCAAGGACGGCCATCACGCGTCCCAGACTCCTCAGACATTCAAGTTTTTCATTGAACAGGGTATTCATACGGATGGGCACACCCCACTTGTGAAGCGCCCACCCGAGGTTCCTCTACCAGCACCTGTCGAAGTTCTTCAACGTCTAGGGCTGGGTACCTTCCCTTGAACTCCCCCTTGAGTTTCATGAGCTTACGAACGATATCAATATCTAAAAATTTGAAAAACCGTCGCTTTTCTGTAAGAGATCCCTGCCCCCTCTGTTCCCTGAGGCCTTGACACACCGGCCACGTTGCCTCACGAAGGTCCGACAATTCAGCTTCTAAATTGTCGAGTCTTTGAAACACAAACCGCCAATTTTCGTCCATATCCTATGAGCAGTCAATAGGTTTAACTACGGACGGACACTCATAGTTTATACATATGGCCGCCCCGAGTGCAAAGAGAACCCCGAGCCACTGAATCCAGTGTGTGAATTTCTCACCAAAAATGAGATATGCTGAAATGGCGCCACCCAAGACGATCATGGCTTCCCACATGATACAGGTCCACATCATGCTCTGAGCTTTCAAGGTCTGTACGAGAAAGATGAGCACCACGAGCCACGCCACAACACCAAAGCCCAAGTGATGATGTTTCCCATTCTCTGCGTACCACTTGAGGTGAGCGTTGCCAAAGAGTTCCGCAAGTGTCATGAGCAACACGTTCAGTATGGTCATCCCTGGTAAGAGAAAACATTGTTTTTTATTTTCCTCGGGAACGTCAGATGGTTCCATATATAGCTTCGTGGCTTTCCTGGTTTAGTGACTGGTGTAAAGGTCCGAGTCCTTTGACACGGGAAGTCATTATACGAATTTTGAATGAAAATTCACTTGAGTTTCGGGTCGCTTTATTAACTTCTCAAATAAGGCTGTTATGGCCTTCTGGTGTATGACGACCCTCTTTATAGGCCCGACACTCTTAGCGGGTATCGGCCAAGTGACGAAACAGTACGCGAATCTCATTGAAAATTCAGAGTACGTAGAGATTGGTCAGCAGCCTAAAAAAACGAAATACGTCAAGGGGTTTGCCTTTGTTTTACCTATTGAACAGCAACTCGCCATTGTAGAGCAGTACGCAAGTCTGTGTGAATCTATGATGTATATGACCGTATGTGAAACCGAACCCGTGAACCCAGCCTATGGGATCTTGGCCCGGTACAAGACCATATGGTGTCCTTCAGAGTTTGCGCGGAGTACGCTCGAGCATCAGTTTCCACACGTCGAATGGAAGCTCCTGAGGCACTATGCACCCGAGAGACCACACAGGTGTCCTATCGAGGCCGACCATGGGAAACAGCCGCCGTATACGTTCTATACCATCGGGAACATTGCAGACCCACGCAAGAATATTCAAGAACTCATAAACGCTTTTTTGAGTTGCGGATTCGGTGATCGGGCCAGACTCGTACTCAAAGCGACGTGTCATCAACCGATCGAGCTGAAGATTCCCGGGGTCGTGGTTATCAATGGTCTCCTCAGTGACGAGGCGCTCGAAAAGATCCACAACTCATGCCACTGTTACGTCAATTGCTCACACTCCGAGGGAGTCGGAATGGGGGCCGTTGAGGCTGCTTTGCGGTCCAAACCCGTCATTATCACTGATTACGGGGGACTCAAAGAGTACGTGCAGACCCCGTGGGTCGTGCCGTGTACAAAGGGGCCTATTGGGTTCGATGATTTCTTATTTACAAAAGATCTTGAGTGGGGCCACCCGGACCAGGGGCGACTTGCCGCAGCCCTGCGAGACTGTTTCGAAAAGCGCGTGACGTTTTGGGATCACGCGCATACGCGTACTTTGATGACTGAAGTTACTGAACACCTGCCGCGTTTGCTGGGGGCTTGCCCTGATTCACAAGGTTCAAGTTCTTGACCATAGCCTTGGTCAGAAGATTCATAGCCTGTGTCGCGTTCTGAGCCGCCTTGGCCGTCGCGGCCGCCTGTGCCGCCTTGGATGCCTCCATGAGCTTGTTTCCGATGTTCTTCATATTGAGCGTGTACATCTTGTTTGCCGCGTTCTGAAGACCCTGAGCAGACTTGTTCAGGTTCGTGTTCATCTTGCTCAGGTTCTGAGCCACGTTGTTCCCGGCCTCGGCCTGCTTTTGGGCGTTCGCCGCAACATTCAGGTTTTTCAGGGCGTTATTCGTCTGGGTAATTGCCGCGTTCGTCGTTGCCATTTACAGTAGATCAATATTTTGTGGGGGAGGAGGGAGTGTCGCCGCCCACCTGTGAATCGACCCAGTAATGGGACAGGTACACGGTCAGACCGACCACGATGGACGACGCAAGCAAAAAATCCTTTTGGGAATTGAGGAACAGGACGGTATCGTCCAAGACCTGGATACCTGTGGGCTTCTTTATCAGACGAGGGACGAGATAGACGAGAAGAAAGTTGACGACGAGAGCGGTCCAAAGATAAGCCCAATTGAACTCCATATTACACTATACTCAGGTTTTTATTGCGTGCTTCTTGCAGAAGTGCCCGTGGGTTGCCTTGAACCCGCATTGTTTCCCCTCCATAGTCTTGGCTTGGCAGCGGTGCGTAGCAGGAAGCGCCTTGGGCTTCTCCTTGTGTGCAGACTCGTGCGGCTTAGGAGGCTCATCGATACGCACGAGCTTGTGGCGCTTAGCCTTGAGTTCGAGTGTATGTGCCTTGAAGCGGGCAATAGAGGCGTCGAGCTTGGCAAGGTCCATCGTGTTTGTCTGGTTTGTACGGGGTGTGTGAGGTACTTGACGGGGACGGCACACGTTTTTTTTAGGCTCTCGTCCCGGCTTAAAAATTCTCACGGTATAGTAACCACAGATGCAGATCTTCGTGAAGACTCTTACGGGCAAGACGATTACACTGGAGGTTGAGTCTTCGGATTCTATTGCAAATGTCAAGGCAAAGATTCAAGACAAAGAAGGCATCCCTCCGGACCAACAACGTCTGATCTTTGCCGGCAAACAGTTGGAGGATGACAGAACCCTTGCAGATTACAGCGTGTCTAAGGAGTCGACTTTACATTTGGTTTTGAGGTTAGCAACTCGCGTAGCCTCAGTCACTGGGAAACTAGTGGCTAGTCGGGTACTTGTTTAAACGTGTACTCGGCGACACCGTCGAATTGCGGGAAACTCCTTAGAGCCCAAACTACCAACTCATGATCGAAAGATGCTTGAGGGCCAGGGTAATGACCTCGGGGCGGCTCGGCCGCGGCGAAAGACACTACTTTCGCAGGTAAAAACGTTTGGGATTGGACAATCCGCAGCCAAGCCTCGTCAGTCGACACGACCCGAGGAAGGTTCAGAGACTAAGTGGTGGTGGGCGTAAGCTTAAGATATAGTCCGGCCCCTGTAGAAATATAGGGGAAGTCCTCTGTACGCGGGGGGAAGCACTGAGTCTCAGGACGAGGTGCATAAAGATTTTCTAGACTAGTATCATATGACGGGGAAGAAGGAACACATCATAGAACAGGGTATAGAAAAGAGATGGTGTGGAAAGTGTAAAACATATAAAGAGCTTGAAAAGTTTGGGTACTCGAAAGCAACATGGGACAATCTACGTCCAACGTGCAAAGACTGTCTCAAACAAAACAATGTTCTCAACAAAGAAAAGAGAACCGAATACAATAAGCAGTATTGGCAAGATACAAAAGAACAGCAGCAGGAAAAGAGCCGGAAGTGGCGCCAAGAAAATCCTGAAAAGGTCAAAGAGTTGATGAAACGTTGGCTCGAGGAAAACAAAGAGTATAAGAAACAAAAGGATAAGGAGTATCGCGAAGCACACAAGGAAAAGTATAAAGAAAATCAACGTCGCTGGGTCCGTGAAAACTATCACCGAATGAAGGAAGAGAATGGTCCCGAGTTCCAAGAACACAAGTTGAAATCGAATATAGGACGGCGTATTCGAGAGATTCTAGGACAGCAAAAATCGGAAAGATGCCTAGAATATGTTGGGTGTTCGTTAGAGGACCTAAGAAAGCACATCGAAACCACTTTTACAGAAGGTATGACGTGGGACAACTATGGCACGTGGCACATTGACCACAGGATCCCGTGTGCTGCCTTCAATATTTTAGATCCAGTAGAACAGAAGGCGTGTTTTTACTATAAAAACCTTCAAGCTTTGTGGGCAAGAGACAACGTCATTAAAAAGGACAAGTATTCTGAAGAAGAAAAGAGCGCTTATATGGAGAAAATAAAACCCCTTATAATATAAATGCCATTCACTCTCCAGGACCCCGCGTCTGGTCTGTTCTGGACTTCTGGTATCTTTGGCCGCGTTCAACTTGGCACAACCCCTAACGTGTACACGTTTGATGGCTCTTTCATCAAGAACACCGAGACGGGCAACTATGTGAATCACCGGGCCGAGCTCCTTCACGAGGGTGGTGAGCCTGAGGAGTTTGCGTTTGAGGCGGACGGTACGATCACGTCTCAGGGCAAGGCGGTCATTGCGGGTTCCTTTGTGCACGTGATGACTGGTGAGCCAACTCGGTGGGTCAAGGTGGACGAGGCCGAGGACGACGTTCCCGTGTCTCGCGCATCTGCCCTAATCGAGGAGGCTCTGAACGCTTCGAAGAAGTGCGGGTGCGAGTGTGGATGTGAGGCAGGATGCGAAGGGTGTGCATGTGAGGCGTGCGACTGCCCCAAGCCCGAGCCCGAGGCCGAGTAGATTTTTCTAAATATATATCAGAATGGGTCTTCCACCCGATGTATGGGGGCCACGCTTATGGGGTGCTTTACACACACTGTGCCTCACCGGAACCATCACACCCGAGTTTGTTCAGGAGTTTGCAAACGTCATACCTTGTCCAGCATGTGCAATGCATTTTAGGGACCTCCTTGAGGCGTACCCATTTGAAAAAGCCTTGGATAAGTTTGAATGGTCAGTCTTTGTACATAACCAAGTGAATGATCGTATTGGCAAATCAATGATGAGTGTTGAAAAGGCTCGTGAAATGTGGAGTCAAAAGTCTTCATGTACCCAATTTGATTTCAAAATTGTCTTCGTCATTATTTTTTTGGTATTTGCTTTAGTTTTTATGTACTTGCGTAAATAAGTTCTGTGAACTTAGTATACCATGGCTGGTGGTCTCTTCCCTGGTCACCCATTTGCACTCAATGTCAAGTGCATCATCTTTACAGCGATTCTTGCCGGTGGATACTGGTACTTACCACCCAAGAATCTCTGGATCCTCGCCTTTTTAATCTGGTTTCCTTATATCGCCCTTGCGTGGTACGATTATTCGTACAAGTGTCAAGACAAGTTGAAGCCGACGCTCGTGCCGTTCGGCCGGTACATTTGGCTTCCATTCAAGCCTCCAGGATACAAGGAGGAGTTTAACCGTCTTCCGCCTGATCAGATTCAGGCTATGAACACACTGGACCACTTGGTTTTATGGACGGCATTGGCAGCAGGCACTGCTTATTTTCTCGTGAAAAAGTAGAAGTATGGCGAGTCCCTCCTCCGGGCCCGTCACGAAACCAGCCCCAGCACCACCTCCGGCCGAGATGAGTGAAGCTGCAAACATCGGTATCGGTGTGGGCATGACAACATCTGCATGCATTCTCCTTGTCCTTGGAATTTCACTTGGAAATTGGCTTCGAAAGAATGTCACGGAGGTGACTCCGGCCCAAAAAGGCGCGGCGAAAGCGTTTGAAGGAATCGCCATTCTTGGAAAGGGTGGACTTATTGCGGCTCTTATTGCCCTTGCAACAATTAACGGGAACGTTTCATACGTGTCCCAAAACCCAACCAAGTTTATGCAAGACGCTCTTGCGACCGGTGGGTTTGGCGCACTTGCAGCCGTGTTCCTGACCCTGACACGTGGTCGTTCAGATCTCTTTTTCAATCACCTTATTTTCGCCTTTATGCTTTTCTTCCTGTACCATGTGTGTCGCGAATTTGCCGGATACTTTACAATCTTTGGTTCCGAGCAAAAGACGGCCAAGATTCAAAAGGAAGAGTCCAAGTTTACAAAACCTATTTTGATCACCGGAGGCGTTCTTGCGTGTATTGCACTTGTTCTCGCGCTCGTGTCCCGAGCCGCACCGGACTATACACAGGGCATTTTCAAGAGTCTCGGTGAATCTACGGCCCTTGGTCTTGAGACGTTTATATTCGTTGCCATTGTGACGGCCGGTGAAGTCATTGTGGCACGGAATCACGGAGACCCCATAGGACCCGCAATTGGAACGAGTGCGCTCATATTCACGTTGGCCCATCTCGTACTTCAGGCGGGTGGTTTCTACGGCCATTTATACAAAACCTCTCACACGCTCCATGACACGGTCGGAGAGGCCTTGAAGGCCAACTAAAGACACCAAACGTATTTTAGACAATGCAACAGTATGAACGTCTCACACACGTCGAGCACATTCTCAAGCGGCCCGACACATATGTTGGATCCCTGGCACCCGAGTCCTCAACGTACTGGACACGTGTGGCTGGACGTTTTGAACCTAGTGTTTGTCATGTATCACCTGCACTGGTGAAAATCTTCGACGAGGTTCTGGTCAATGCAATTGACCAGTACTCGTTGCACCAGAAGAAGGTCTCCCAGATTCACGTCAATGTTTCTGAAAATACAATTTTAGTTGAAAATTGGGGAGTCTCCATTCCAATCAAGAAACATGACAAGGAGCGTGGTTCAGATGGTTCCCCGCTCTGGATCCCCGAACTCATCTTCGGACACCTTTTGACCAGTTCAAACTATAACGATGATGAGCAACGCGTCACGGGTGGTCGGAACGGGTACGGTGCAAAACTTGCAAACGTATTTTCAAATAAATTTTGGATCGTGATCAGTGATGGCAAAAAGACGTACCGTCAGATGTGGCACAATAATATGAGCACGTGTGACCCGCCCGTCATTGAGAACGAGTCTGACGGCGTGTATGTTCGGGTCGGGTTCACACCTGACCTCAAAAGGTTCGGCGGGATCGGCGACTTTGTCAAGGTGGCCGAGAAGCGAACCTGGGACGCGGCTCTTTGGTGTCCCAAGGCCAAGGTCAATTTTAATTCACAATTGATCCAAGTCCCAAGCCTTGAGGAGTATGCAAAGATGCATGGTCTTGTCGCCTATGGGTCTACGACTCTGAAGATGAATGAGGTGTGGTTGGATGTTGTGATCGGTCACTCCACGTCTGGAGGTTTCCAACAGTGTTCATGGGTCAATGGGATTGCAACGACCAAAGGTGGGTCTCACGTGGACAAAGTGGTTCAGGCACTTGTAAGTGAAATCCAAAAGGACAAAAGGTGTTCGACTCTGAAACCTGCCCAGATCAAGGCGTCCCTGTTTGTCTTTGTGAAGGGTATCATCGTGAACCCGACGTTCAGTAGTCAAACCAAGGCGGAGTGTACTTCAAAAATTTCCGATACTCCCAATTTTCAGCCAAAATTCATCAAGGACGTTCTCGCCACCGGTGTCTTGACTGACCTCATCGCACTGGGTCAAGCCAAGTTGGACAAGGATCTCAAGAAGACAGATGGATCCAAGAAGTCGCGGATTACGGGTGTCCCAAAACTGGACGACGCCAACTGGGCCGGTACTCACAGGTCGCACGAGTGTACGCTTATCATTACCGAGGGTGACTCTGCCAAGGCTCTTGCGATTGCCGGACTGAGCGTGGTAGGCCGGGACAGGTTTGGTGTGTTCCCACTGAGAGGCAAACCGCGCAATGTGCGGGACGCTTCGGTAAAGCAAGTGACTGAAAACGAGGAGTTCAACAATCTCAAGAAGATTCTCGGGCTCCAACATGGAAAGACCTATAATTCTGTAAGAGAATTGCGGTACGGCAGACTCATGATTATGACCGATGCAGACTTGGACGGGAGTCACATCAAGGGTTTGGTCCTGAACATGTTCCACGTGTATTGGCCCAAACTGATCGACCTTGGGTTTGTGGTCTCCATGGTGACACCTGTGATCAAGGCGGGCAAGTCGTGGTTCTTCACGGAAGATGCGTTCCGCGAGGCACAAGCGCAAAGGTCGGGCGGTCTCCCTGGACCTGTCAAGTACTATAAGGGTCTGGGAACATCGACAAGTGCCGAGGCAAAGGAATATTTCAAACAGATTGATAAATTGACTGTGGCATTTGGTGCGGACAAGGACATGAATGAGTCTATGATGCTTGCGTTCGCCAAGGCCTTGGCAGATGATCGCAAAGAGTGGCTGACGAAACACATGGCAACGCCACCTCCAGGCGTACCCTACGGCCAAGTCGCCAAGTTGTCCGTCTCAGACTTTGTTCACCGCGACCTTGCCAACTTTAGCGCTGAGGACATCAAGCGCAGCATCCCACACGTCGCGGATGGTCTCAAACCGAGTCAACGCAAGGTGATATTCGCATGTCTCAAGAAGGGTCTGACGCAAGACATGAAGGTAGCCCAGTTGGCAGGGTACGTGGCCGAACAAACAGCATACCACCACGGCGAAGCCAGTCTCCAAGGAACAATTATCAATTTAGCCCAAAATTTCGTGGGTGCAAACAATCTGAACCTTTTGGAGCCTTCGGGTCAGTTTGGTACGAGATTGGCAGGTGGCAAAGACGCGGCCAGTCCCAGGTACATCTTCACGCGTCTCAGTCCCTTGGCCAAAAAGATCTTTGACCCGACGGACGCCCCCGTACTCAAGTACGTGGTGGATGATGGTCAGAAGGTTGAGCCCGAGTACTATGCACCTGTCCTTCCCATGATCCTTGTCAACGGTGCCGAGGGTATCGGGACGGGCTTCAGCTGTTACGTCCCACCGTATGACGTGGAGATCATCAAGCACAACATTCGGTGTGTCCTCGATCAGGTTGCGCGAGGAATCGCAGATTCCGAGTCGGAGCGGAGCTCCTCCTGGGCCCCGATGGTCCCACACTTCAAGGGCTTCAAGGGCAAGGTGACAAAGACGAAGGAGCACACGTGGACGCTCGAGGGTCTCGTGACCAAGGAGGGGAGTCAGTACCACGTCACGGAGTTGCCTCCAGGGAAGTGGATCCAAGACTTCAAGGAACACTTGGATGACCTCGTGGACAAGGGAACGATCCAAAAGTATGAGAACCATTCGACGGAGACTCAACCAGACTTTCGGATTTGGGGCGCCTCGTTCGAAGACCCCGTGAAGGACCTTGGACTTATCAAAACGATTCACACGAGTAACATGTACCTGATTGCAGGGAATGGAGCGGTAAAAAAGTACGCAAGTCCGGAGGAGATTTTGGTCGATTACGTGGAGATTCGGCTCCAAGTGTACAAGAAACGCAAGGCCTGGCTTCTCAAGGAATTTGATTCTGAAATTGAGTGGCTCAGTGAAAAGGCCAGGTTCATCACGGGGGTGATTAACGGGTCACTCAAGGTGTTGAACGTTCCCTTGACCCAAGTCCAAAGTCAGTTGTCCAAGGCCCAATTTAAGGATGAAATATGGGAGAAGCTTTTGGATATCAAGACGTACCAGTACGTGGCTGAGGAGGTGAAGCGTCTCCAAGACTTGGTCGCAAAGCGGAAACACGACCGGGACGCACTCAAGGCGACGAGCGTGGTTCAACTGTGGAAGAATAATCTGAGCGAGTTGTAGTAGAGGAATGCAAAAGGCATTCCATAACGTGATTACACTTGAAAGACAGTTACAGGCATCGATATTTCATCTCTTTAATAAAGACGTAGGACCACCGGCTCCAGTACCAGTCCCTGTACCAAGCCAGGTATCCCCAAGTCCCAAACAGACCCCAGTTGCTCTATTTCCGATTGACGTGAGCGGTTTTTATAAAGTAACAAACCCGACCGAAGTGACGTTTTATGCATCGACAGACGTTCCAACGATCCCTGTGAGTGCTGGATGGTCCGGTGTAGGATTTATTGGAATTTTAGGTCAAATTCAAGTCACAAGCGTCTCGAACGTCGCCGGAGCTACAGAGTACGGAGCATATAAGTGGTCATTTACTCTTCAGACGGACACGGATCAAAACATACAAGGAACGCAAGAGTCTGTGGGTGCTATTCTTTATCCGCCGAACCAGGTACAGTACAACACCAAAAGAACTCAAGTTCCGGTGTACGGATACTACACGACATTTCAAAACGCCGTCACATTTTATTTTACGGCACCTCCTCCGGTGCAAACAGGAGTCGGATGGCTTATTACAGGCCTTCCGACATTCAAGGTCCCTCTCCAGATTACTTCATATTCTCAAAACTTGGACATGGCCTTTTCAACAGTTGGTTCGAATATTCCGACCGTTTCACTTGCAACACTCGTTCCTGTAGATGGAAGTATTCCACCGAACAACTCTGTTCCTGTATATGTGAATGGAGTTCCTGCAATGATTCAAGAGCCTTTATTTACGAACGCGTTTGTTCCTGGGAAGTTCACAAACTACGTTTCTCCAAAAACAGCAAGTGGAATACCAAACGTACAAGTCCAACTCAACTCGAACGTTCACGTAGGAACTTATCCAGAACTAAGAACACTTAATACGGATGTAGAGTGGCAAGACCCACAACCAGGAACGCGCCTCTTTCCAGAAAGTAAGTACATTGAAGAAAAGAATAAAGGGTTCAGTTCGGGTTCGGTCCTTTCGCTTCAGGCTGTTGGGCCACAAGAAGAGTACCTTTGGACGGATGATATGAGCAAGTCTCAATGGAATCCGGCATTCAAGCGATACTCAAACTTTGTGATGTATCAAAAGGTGTACCCTTTTCCACCCCCAAATCCGTATTATCAGGGATCTGTCGTTCAGATTGAGTTGCGCCCGACAGAGTTGGGTCATCTGTTGTCAAACATGTACCTTTCAGTGACTCTTCCGGCTCTTCCCGGAAGCAATAATTACACACCAAACGTCGGACGGGCTCTTCTGAAACAGGTCGACCTTCTCGTGAATGAGACAATCGTCGAGACCTTGTATGATGACTGGTATGTTATTCGTGACCAGATGTTTCTCGACGCGGATGAGCAACTTGGTCTTCAAACGGCGCTCAACGTATCAAACGCCCAAGTCGGTGGGACCATCACGATTCCACTCGAGTTTTTCTTTTGTCGCCGCCATTCACACAACAATAAAGGACGTGAGCGGCTTCGTAAGCCGTACTTGCCAACGTGTGCCATGTGGGCTCAACGTCTGTATGTGCGTTTTACGTTTCAACCAAACACATGGTGGTCGAGTCTTCCCGCAAACACGACGTATGACGTGTATCCACCAGGCACGACACTATGGCCAAATCTTATTACAGAGGAAATTCTTCTGGAAAATGCAGAAAAGCTATACTATCAAAACACGCCACTCAAGTATATAGTGAACCGCGTTCAAAAGGAGTCGACCCTCGCATTCACGAGTGCGAATCCAACTCTTCAGTTAACAGCGAGTTATCCCGTTCAAGTCCTTGCATGGTTCTTTCGAAACAAGAACTTCGAAACGGTGACGGACGGTCGATACTACGCTTCTCGGTACAGTTATGGATACACGACACAATACATTCAGACGGGTATCGAACTTCAATTTCCTTCGGGAAATGCAAACTTTGTGGATGTAATTAACACTGCCAAGATTACTTTGAACAATGTGGACATTCTGAGTACATTCCAGGGGTCATTGTACTACTCGTTTAAACAACCCATGGAACATTACCTCTCGATACCTTCAAAAAATATTTATACATATTCGTTTGGTTTAACACCCAAGGAGTACAATCAGGGTGGGTACCTTAACTTTTCAAAGTTAAATTCACAAACGACGTATATTCAGTTGAATTTTAACGCGTCTTATACGAATCAACTCATCAGTGGATACAACTTGTATCTGTTTTATTACGGATATAGTCTTTTACAGTTTCAGGGTGGTTTTGCTTCCCTTCCGTTTCTGTAAGCTTCCGAAGAGCCTCAACAATTCCGTTCGAAATTGCCCACCGCAAAAAGTTCAGTTGGGCGCACGTGGTTGTCAGACCCTGAAAGTCGATGCGTTCCGTCCGACAAAATGGATCAAAGAGCTTTTTACTGTACCCGTCCAAACTGGATTTGTATGCTACATGTACAGTAAAGACCTTGCCGTTCGGGGCCGTAAAAGACACGTGGTTCGCCTTTGAATAGTTTGTGACGAACCACTCGAGTTTCCGGAGAGACGGACCCTTTCCATGACCTAAAATATCATGGAGCTGTTCACGATTCTCCGGAACCTCAAAAAATTTGGTCAGGCTTTGTAAGAGCAAATCGCTTTTGCTTCCCATTACTCAAGATAGTTTTGAATTCTCTAAGTGGCGATCGAAACACTGCGTGTCGGGTCGGAACGCTGCGCGTTCCTCTCACTCCCACGGAGCGGACTCTTCCTTTTTCTCGGGCGGTTTCTCGGGTTTGTAGTGTGGTGCTTGACACTGATGAAACCCACAGTACCCATTCTCTTTGGGCTTTTTTAAGCACCTTTGCTTACTCTTCAAAATGCCTTTACAAAAGTTCCCTTCGACTCGTACCGTATCTTTGATGAGCCGCTCGATGGGAATCTCGTACAACCGAGAAACTTCTTCAAGCACGGCCCTGGACCTGAGATTGACCCGACGTGCCACTTCGTCTTCTATGCTTTGAAGAATCTGTTGTTGATAAGCATCCTGCTCCATACCTACTATACGGTTGGAGCTTTTAAGGGCTTTGAAAACCGGGCCAAAAAGGCGCGCTTTGCCTCAACCTCCGCCGAACTTGACGTCTTGACCATGAATTTCTTATCAAAAATGAGATCGGCACTGACCAACGGCTCCAAGAGATCTTGGACGGGTTTCTTGAACTGGTTTGTAAAGTAGTACTGATAGTCAAGTGGAATCTTGCGTTCCCGTGCCCACGCTGGATCTTCAGCCTTTTCGAACATTTTGCCGTCACCCTTGACGATGACGAACGCAACGCGGTCGCCTTGTTGCGGCTCCGAACCCGGGGCGCGCGCCTTCATCTTGTCCCGAACCGTGACGTGTGGCTGCGGAACCTTGTACTCGGCTGCGAGTTGCTTACTCATCAAGAGCTTGTCCATCGGGACTTCACCCGCCATGAGTTTTCGAGCCGCGTCACGCGCAAAGTCTATGACGGGTGTTGGATTGCTTGACTCGAGCACCATTCCCAAAAGGCTCTTGAGCGTCTCACGCACGAAGGGACACGAGTCGCGCCGAACCACTTGGAGGCCCTTGACGTCAATCTTCTTGAACTTGACGACGAGTGTGCCGTCCGACGAACGACCCCCTTCCCACATCTTTGCCGCGTACCGTTTCTTGGAATACAAAAAATACGGACAATAGACCTTTTCCAACTCCAAATCGTTTGGTGCCTTGAACAGCTTCGTACACTCTTCAGACGCACACTCTCCAAGTTCCCACGAATACTTGATTGCATCGAGTCCCTTGCGTCCCTGAACGTCAAACTCGACCATCACGGAATCCGTATCCCCGTACCTCACCTTCGCCCCGGGAAAGTTTGCCTCGACGTAGTTCTTCGTCTCTTCGATCATTTGTCGTCCACGCATAGTGACGGTCGAAGCAATGGCAACAAGCGGTAAAATACCTTTCGAAGCCCCGCAGAACCCATAGATACTATTCATCGAGACTTTGTATGCGAGTTGCTGGCCGTTATACACAGCCTCCATGGGTGTTCCCTCGGCAGATGCCATGAGCTTCTTGGCCTTTTTGCGGTACGCCTTGAGATCTGTCAAGATCACTGGAAGCAAACTTGGAACGGGAACTCGCAGTTCCGGCGCACAAGCGGAGCTTGTGCTCTGCGCAAACTTGTGTGGTCCAAACTGTTCGTACTCGACGCCTGGTAAGTTATCATACTTTGGATCCATCACAAGGGTCGAATAACACAGGTTGTGCGCACACATGATAGACGGATACAGGGACGCAAAGTCCAAGGCTGTGATTGGTCCATAATACGCACCCGTTTGAGCCTCAAGCACGGTTGCACCTTGATAGCCTTCATCATCTGTAGAAGGTCCGCTCTGCCTTCGAAACGTCGGAATCACAAACCCAAGCTCACGTGCCTTCTTTGCCATTTGGGAAAAGACCTTGATTTGTTGACCGCGCTCGGACAAAAAGGCGAGTGGGACCCAACACGCCTTAGCCATCTCCGTGACGTTCTGGATTTGACACAGTTTTGCCATGAGCGCGTGTGGAAGCTCTGTATCCTTCAAACAATACGCCGCAACCTCTCCGAGTCTGTCTGGGTCACCCTCGGCGTACCGTCCGAAAATCTCTTTGACTGGCATATCATTCTTTTGGTCTTTCAGAAAGTGTTTGGAGACGTTATTCAGAGAGTAACTCTCAAGCTTGTGTTCGCGCTTGACATCCTGGAACAGGTCAAACACGTACCGACCACTCATGGGAACCATCTTCAAAAGGTTGTTTCCGAGAGCGGAACTTGACAAGTTCTTTTCTACGAGTTCACACGAAACGTCTTTGACCCGTCCCCATTCGGTACTTGCACCACGCAAAACGGCGCGATAGTGCAAAAACTCCAAGTCGAATCCGAAGATATTCCACCCCGTAATAATGTCTGGATCCGTCTTGACCAGATACTTTTGGAACGCGTCCAAAAGTTCGCGCTCAGTCTCAAAGGACTCGAGGTCAGGGCCGTTCGTTTGTTTCAAACAGAGACACTTGCGATCGAACCAGTCGTCCTTCCCAAACTCTTTGGTCGTCATACCGATCTGGAACACGACATCGTGTGGGTTTCTGGGGTCGGGGAATGCACCCGTCGATGAGTAACACTCGATATCAAAGGACATGATTCTGAGGGGCGCAACGTCATCGCGTTGAACAGGGGTTACAAAGTGCCAATTCGGCGCCCATAAATTGATATCACACGTCGTCTTGATATCAGGCTCACACAGACCCGGGTCGATCCACCCGGTGGATGAACACCCCGAGCAGTGCATAAAACGCAAGACGGGATCGATATTTGCTTCATAAATACGCGCTCCTGAAAGCTCTGGCCACTTGGCATTCTCCACAGAGTACGCAAACCCACGAAGCGCCTTGTGCGTTTTAAATGTTACTTGAATAAAGTTTGAGAGATCGCCGTTTTGGAACCCCCATAAGTCCTTGGCGCGTTTGTGTTCCGCTTTCCACACCTTGGTCTTGACAAAACTCAAG